GCACTCATTAGCGCGGAACATCAAAATGCTCCCGACGCCGTCAGCTGGGCAAGCACGGCGAACGCCTGGGTCGAGAACGCCTCCTATGTGTGGCATGCCGCCAACCCGGGGCAGGGGTCCGAGCTGGCGGCCACCACAGACACGATCCCCGACTGGTGTGTGAATATCGACCACAACACCGGGACAAGCGGGGATGACTTTCACGTTGGCGCTGAGCCGAATCCCGAGTGCCTGTATCCCTAACAACGCTCGTGGGGATGCGTGAAGGGTCGCAGGCATGGCGTGCTGCCACCCGGGTTTCGGATCACGAACGCATTCACGATGAGAGCGGTCGCAATCAGTGCGATGAGGGCGTTCGCTCGCCACCGCCAAGGACGTATCGCGACAACGGTCACCATGAGAGCGCCGACGAGGACCCCCGGCGACCACCAGACGACGAACCGGCCGAGCCGCCAGTCGGTCGTGTTCCGGAACGCAGCCACGACTACAAGGTCAACGGCGACGAGAACACCGGTAGCGATGGCAAGGCGGCGCACGGTCATAAGAGCTCTCGAGTGTACGAGCGACCCTGACGATCCGGCTAGGGCCTCGCTCCGGTTTGGGACGATTCGCCCGCAAAAGATAAGGTAATCGCATCATGCATGAAACCCGAGCTGCCGCCGATACTGAAAGCATGAGACGACGTAGCATCTACTATTGGATCCTCGGACCAAAAGACGTCTCATTTTCGCAGGGGATCTTCCGCGTCTTCATCGCCAGCGCGGTCGCTCTGTGGTTGTTTACCGACATGCCCGACGCATCGGGGCTCTCTCTCGGAGCCATCTGCTTGTGGCGCATGGGCTGGAAGCCGGAGCTCGCCGAGTAAGAATCGCTCGGCCGCATCCATCTGCGCACGCTGGCAGCCGAACCGTTCCGCTTAGGATCGACCCACTCGCCATCCTCGCTTTACCGCGAGAGAGGATGAAGTCGATGCCACCATCCGTCGTGACCCTCCTATGCGCCATCACTGGCGCGATCGGCTGGTTGATCGGTCACTTCGTACGCTGATCGCGCCCGGGAGGGCGGTCGAAAAGTTCCCGCGGTCGCGGGCACCCGAAAACGTCGTTACCTCGGAATATCTCCGTACGAGTTTTTTGGATTGGACGGGAAACCAGCATGGGAACGAGGGGGCCTCTCCCCAAGGATCCGGAGAAGCGGCAGCGGCGCAACGCGTCGCCGGCGACGGTCGAGATCCCGGCGGACGCTCGAGCTGTTCGCGTGCCGGCGCTTCCCGGTTCGAAGAACTACCGGCCCGAAGTTCGGCGTTGGTACCGGACCTGGAGCCGCTCGCCGCAGGCGTCGCTGTTCACCGAGACCGACTGGCAGCGGCTGCACATGACGGCGCAGCTGGTCGACGAGTATTACCGGCGGCCGTCGGCGGCGCTGCTCGCGGAGATCCGCGCGAACGAGACGAAGCTCGGTGCGACGCCGGACGATCGGCAGCGACTCCGATGGTCGATCGTCGACGACGAGGAGGCGGCGCCGGCGGAGACGGTCACCCGCTCGAGGCGCAAACCCGACCCGAGGCGGCACCTCACCGCGGTCCCTGAACCCGAAGCGTGAACTCGGCGCGGCTCGTCGTCCCGACGATCGAGTCCGAGCCGTGGCCGACGCTCGGCCCGGAGGTCTGCGACTGGGTCGAGGCGAACCTCGTCCACGGTCCCGGCGACCTGCTTGGCCAGCCGGTCACGCTGATCGACGAGATCCGGCTGTTCATCTACCGCGCATACGAGGTCTACCCGCGCGGCCACGCGCTCGCCGGCCGCCGGCGGTTCAAGCGGGCGGTGCTCTCTCGCCGGAAGGGCGTCGGCAAGACGGAGGTCGCCGCGTGGCTCGCACTCGCCGAGCTCGACCCGCAGGCGCCGGTCCGGTGCGACGGGTTCCGTGAGGTCGAGGGCGAGTGGATCCCCGTGGGCCGCCCGGTTCGCGACCCTTACATTCCGATGGTCGCGGTCACCGAAGAACAGACGGAGGATCTCGCCTACTCGGCGTGTTACGAGATCCTCGCGAACTGCGACCTCGGCAACGACTACGACATCGGCATCGAGCGCATCATGCACGGCCGCGCGCCCGGGAAGATCCAGGCGCTCGCCTCCGCGCCTAACGCGCGCGACGGCGCCCGGACCACGTTCCAACACTTCGATGAGACGCACCTGTTCGTGCAGCTGCGCCTGCGGAACGTGCACGCGACGATGAGCCGGAACATCCCCAAACGGAAGGCGGCGGATCCCTGGTCCCTGGAAACGACGACGGCGTTCGCGCCCGGTGAGGGCTCGGTCGCGGAGGCGGCCAAGCAGTACGCGCGCGACATCGTCGAGGGCCGGATCAAAGATGCCCGCTTTCTCTACGACCACCGGCAGGCGGCGGATCACTGGAACTTGAAGAAGCCGAAAGAGTTCCGCGCGGCGCTCGAGGAGGCGTCCGGCGACGCGGCGCCGTACACGGATTTCGAGTCGATCCTCGCTCTGACCAGCGACCCCAGCGTCGACCCCGCGGACGTCGAGCGGTTCTGGTTGAACCGAGAGGCGAAACCGGAGCGTAAGTGGATGCACCTCGAGCTGTGGGCGTCGCGTGCCGAGAAGCGCCGCAAGCCGCACGCCGGCGCGAAGGTCGTGCTCGCGTTCGACGGGTCGTATCGGCGGGACTCGACGGCGCTAATCGGCGCGACCGTCACCGAACGCCCGCACATCTTCACCGTGAAAGTATGGGAGCGACCGATCACGAAGCGAGATTGGCGCGTTCCCCGCGGCGAAGTGCTCGACACCGTCGACAAGACGATGAAGGAATATCAGGTCGTCGAGCTCGCACCAGACCCGCCGGGCTGGCACACCGAGATCGAGACGTGGGAACAGACCTACGGAGAGGTCGTCGTCCGTTTCGACACGAACCAGCCGAGCCGCCTCGGGCCCGCGTGCGACGAGTTCTATCAGGCAGTCGCCGACGACCTGCTCAGCCACGATGACCATCCCGACCTAACACGCCACGTCGGTAACTGCATCGCCGTCGTGCGTCGTGGTTTCACCGTCGTGACGAAGGCGGCGCCCGACTCGCCGGAGCACATCGACGGCGCGGTCGGCGCGATCATCGCGCACCACCGCGCACGCTGGCACGCGCAACAGAAGCCCAAGCAGCCGCCCCGCTTCATCTCGATGTCGAGCCGCCGCAAGGGAGACGACTCGTGAAAGTGATCGACGTGATCGCTCTAGGGCTCGAGCTTGCCGGCGTCGCGCTGGTCAGCCTCGCCGCGTTCATGATCCATCGCGTCGCCGGGTTCGCTGTGCTCGGTTTGGCGCTCGTGCTCATCGGCGAGTTCGCGCTGGGTCCCCCTCGTAAGGCGACGCCGTGAGCCTGTTCCGCGGCCGGCATGTGCGCGGGATGGGGCTCGGGCTGGGATGGCCCAGTGGCACCTACCCGAGTCCCCCCGAGATCCCGAAGAACTCGCAGCTCGCCGTATCGAGCTCGGGCGTGCTCGTCACCGAGCAGACGTCGCTCGCCTTGTCGGCGGTCTCGGCGTGCGTCTCGCTTATCTCTGACTCGGTGTCGGCGCTACCGCTGGACGTGTACCGCAAGCGCGGCACCATCCGCGAGGAGGTCTCGCCGGCGCCGGCGCTGATCACGGATCCGTTCGGCGACGGCAACCCACAAGACGGGTTGTACCAGGCCGTCTTTTCGCTGCTGATGCGTGGCAACTGGTACTCGTTCAAGCGGTACGCGAACCGCGTCGGCGTGACCGGCGCGGGCGGCGTCATCGGCCTGAGCCTGCCGATTCACCCGCAGCGCGTTACGCCCCGGATCGAAAACGGTGAGCTTCTCTACCGGATCGATAACAAGACCGACTACGCGGCGCGCGAGATTCTGCACGTCAAGGCATTCACGATCCCGGGCATGCTGGTCGGTCTCGGGCCGCTCGACTACGCGCGTGAAACGATCGGCCTCGGCCTCGCGCAGCAGCAGTACGGCACCCGGTTCTTCGGGAAGGATGCCACGCCGCCGTTCGTGATCCTGGCCGACGCGGACATGAACCAGGATGAGATCGACGAGCTGATCGACAACTGGAATAAGCACCACCAGGGCAATCCCCACGAACCCGGGATGCTCAGCGGCGGCGCGACGATCAAAGAGTTGGCCGTCACGCCCGAACAGGCGCAGTTCCTTGAGGCGCGAAAGTTTCAGGTCGCCGAGGTCGCACGACTGTTCCGCGTCCCGCCGCACATGATCGGCGACGTCGAACGTTCGACCTCGTGGGGGACCGGGATCGAGCAGCAGGGCATCGGATTCACGACCTACACGCTGGGATCGTGGACGACACGAATCGAGCGCGCGTTCTCGGTGCTGCTGCCGTCCCCTCAATACGTGAAGTTCAACCTCGCGGCGCTGCTGCGCGCAGACACGCTCACCCGATACCAGGCTTACGAGCACGCGCGTAACGCCGGCCTGTTCAACATCGACGAGATCCGCGAGCTCGAGGAGAAGCCGCCGCTACCCGACGGCAAGGGCCAGGACCATCTTCAGCCGCTGAACTACGCACCCGCCGGCTCGGAGTCGGCGAGCGGCGGAAAGGGAGCGACAAATGGGCAGTGACGCGACGAAGCTGCTGACGCACCGCAAGAGCGTTCTGAGTCGGATCCCGCACGTTAGCCGGCCCTACGTCGTGGTGAATCCGGCCGGGCCCGTCGCTGAGATCCGCATCTACGACGAAATCTGGTTCTGGGGCGTCAACGCTGACGACGTGGCACGTGATCTCGAGACGATCACCGCCCCCGAGATCCTGGTCGCGATCAACTCGCCAGGCGGCGACGTGTTCGAGTCGATCGCGATCTATAACGCGCTGCGCGCGCATTCCGCGCGGATCACTACCCGCGTGGACGGCCTCGCTGCGAGCGGCGCGTCGTTGATCGTCCAGGCCGGTGATCGGCGGCTCATGATGAGCTCCGCTCAGCTGATGATCCACGAGCCGTGGGGCATCGCGATCGGCCCGGCGTCGGAGATTCGCGAGTTCGCCGATCTGCTCGACAAGGAGACTGAGGTGCTAGCCGGCATCTACGCGGAACGCAGCGGCCAGAGCGTGGAGCATTTCCTCGAGCTCATGGGCGGCGGCGCTGACGTCTACCTCACCGACAAGGAGAGCGTCGCCGAAGGGCTCGCCGATGAAGTCGTGAACCCCCCGCCGAAAGAACCCGCTCCCCAGAACAAGCGATTCAACGACGAACTCCGCGAGACCGTGGACGCGGTCCGCGGCATGATCGACAGCGTCGAACGGGTGGCCGCCCTACGCGCTGAGAAGGGCAAGGACCTCTCAAAGGTCAACGCGGACATCCTGGACGGGCTCCGCGCGGAGCTTCGACGCCTCGAATCAGTCGTCACGCAGGGTCAGCTCGATGATGACCAGGCGCCGGCGATCGTCGACGAGCTCGAGCACATGACCCGAGAGGCGCAGCTGCTCGTCCTGTAGCAGCCCACATCCAGGCCCCATCGGGCCAGAAAGGAACACCTGCCATGCTGGACAAACTGAAGGCCGTCATCAGCGGCCTACTGGAGAAGCGCGACGCGGCCGCGGCCGCATTCGACACCAAGCGCGGCGAGGTTGAGGCGTTCATCGCCAAGCTCACCGACGAGAAGGGCGAGAAGCGCAACCCGACGGCCGAGGAGAAGAGCGAGTTCGACACGCTCCTCGCGCAGGCGCAGGCCACGAAGGATGAGCTCGCCGAGATCAACGCTGAGCTGAAGGACCGCCAGGAGGAGCTCGACACCGAAGAGCGCGCGATCGCGCTTCGCCAGCGGATCGGTGTCGTCGTCGGCGACGAGCCGCTCACCTACGCGCGAGGCAACGGCAACAGCTACCTCCGCGACCTCGCCCGCGCCAACGTGCCGGGCGGCGGCAACACCGAGGCGCAAGCCCGTCTCGCGCGGCACGGGCAGGAGATCCGGGCGGCGAACATGAACCGCACGGACGGCACCGGCGGCGAGTTCGTTCCGCCGCTGTGGCTGATGGAGGAGTTCGTTGCGCTAGCCCGCGCGGGCCGGATCACGGCGGACCTGTGCCGCCGTGTTCCACTCCCGCCGGGCACGGACTCGCTCAACCTGCCGAAGGTCGCGACCGGCTCGGCCGCGGCCGAGCAGGCCGACGCAGGAGTCGTCCAGAAGACGGACATGACCACGGGCTCGGCGTCCGGAGCGGTCACCACGATCGCCGGTCAGCAGGTGTTCGCGATGCAGCTGCTCGATCAGTCGCCGATCAACTTCGACGAGGTCGTCTTCCAGGACCTCCTCGCCGACCTGGCGAAGCAGATCGACATCTACGTCCTGAACAAGGCGGCGATCGGGATATTGAACGTGACGGGCATCGTCAGCGTTTCGTACACGGACGCGACACCGACCGTTCCGGAGCTGTACCCGAAGGTCGCCGACATGACCCAACAGATCCAGACGAACCGGTTCCTCGCGCCCCAGGCGCTCGTGATGCACCCCCGACGCTGGGCGTGGATCCTCGCAGCCCTGGATTCAAGCAACCGTCCGCTGGTCGTCCCCAACCCGCAGGGCCCCACGAACGCATTCGCCGGCATGACCGACGTACGCGCCGAAGGGTCCACCGGCAACATGCAGGGCCTACCCGTGTACGTAGACCCGAACGTCCCGACGAACCTCGGTGCCGGCACGAACGAGGATGTGGTCATCGGCGCAAGGTTCGACGACCTGTTCCTGTTCGAAGGCGACGTTCGCACGCGGGCTCTGTTCGAGACCGACGCGAACACGCTCGAGGTGAGGCTGCAGGTCTGGGAGTACATCGCCTTCATCGGCTCTCGCTACCCGAAGGCGATCGGCAAGATCACCGGCACGGGCCTGATCACCCCGACGTTCTAATCGCCGGCTGAACGATGAGGGAGCGAGCCACGGCTCGCTCCCTCCGTGTGTGGCGATCAAGCACCCCCAAGATCGCCACACACGGAGGGGCAGGCCCTCAAGGACAAGGAGGTCACGCGATGGCAGAGGACGAGACCATCGAAACGCCCGCAGCAGATCCCAACGCTGAGCTGATCGCTGCGCTCGAGCACGAACGCGAAGGCTATCTCGCGCGCGGCCAGGATGATCGGGCCAAGCAGGTCGACGCGGAGCTGAAGCGGCTCGGCGCCAGCAAGCGGACCGCGAAGACATCCGGCAAAGACACGGCCTGAGCGGAAAGGAGTTCCCTCGTGCAGGGTCTCGTAATTCGAAAGCTCGCCGACCGCAGCGACGGTCACCGCGTCGCCGTCTACTCGCCAGAAGGCGTAAAGACACTCGTGAACCCTGAGACCGGTAACGCCGAAGCGTGGCCGCTGCTTGGCGTGGTCATCGAGGGCGAAGCACCCGCGCAGTGTCGCGTGTCGACGACGTTCGTGAACCGAGGCGTCGCCGAAGGCTGGATCTCGCTCGAGAACCAGAACGTCACTCACGAGCCGGGCGGCCCGCCGCAAAACCCCTGGGCCGTGACCCACACGTTCATCGCAGCCGACGCAATCGTGCTGCATACGGTCGGCGCCGAAACGCGCTACCGCGTAACCCACAACCCCGGTAAGTACGTCGAGGGCGACGGGATGCGGGTCGACTGGTTCTACGACCTCGAACTGGAGAGCTGAAGATGGCCGACCTCCTTCACAACCGGGCCAAGGGACGCTTCGCCGAATGGGCTGAACGTGTCAACGCCAACGATCCCACCAACTCGGCGCTGATCATCATGGTGCTGGCCACCTCTGGCATCGAATCCGACGCGGTTCTGCGGGACAAAGACTCGTTCGCCGACATCGTCTCCGGTGCCACCAATGAGGTGACCAACACCGGCTACGCACGCAAGACGATCGACCAAGCCGGCGGCATCACGATCACCTACGACGACACGAACGACCGCGTCGACGTCGACATCCCCGACCAGACGTGGACGGCAGTGGCCGCCGGCGACGGATGGAACGACGTCGAGATCGGCTACGACAGCGACACCACGGCCGGCACCGACTCGAACATCCTTCCCGGCACACTCCACGATTTCGTTGTTGTGCCTGATGGTTCGGACATCACCGCGCAGATCGCGGCGTCAGGCATCTACCGAGCATCCTAACGATGCTTAGTCGCCGACGATTCCTCGCAGCGGGTGCGACTCTTCTCGGGTCGCTCGGCCTGGCCCGCAACACGAACGCAGCGGAAAGGATCACATTCGAGCATCATCTCGTCGACTACGCGGATAAGCAGCCCATCGCCTGCGGCGGTCCAGCACGATCAGGGATCGTCCTGGACTACATCTACAGCAACCAACCGGCAGGAACGATTGTCCGCAACTTCACTGTCGTCGTGAGTCTGGACGGAAGAGAGTTGTGGAAGGAGCCCGTCGACGTCGTCGTCGGCCCTGACGGGTTCGTCACGCGCGTCTGGCAATCCCTGAAATCAGCAGCCGGCGTGTACCAGTTCGAGGCCGGCGTCCCGAACGGACTGCGGGCTTCATGTTCGGTCGTTAGTCCCGGTCCGGAATAATGCGCGACGCCCTCGCTCGGGGGATAGCGGGCATTGTCTGGATGCTCAGGGCGCCGCTTCCAAGGCCGACGAACCGGCGGATGCGCCGGCTAGTCGCTCCATCGCGGAAACAGCGCGAGCGAGCCGCACTAGAGCGGGTGCTTCGTCAGGGGCGCTGCCTGATGACTCGTCGAGGCCGTGCGCGGCTGCGTGTGAGGCGGATGTTCATGCGTCTCGGCATATCAGGTGCGCAGGCCATCGGCGTGAACGTGCTCACCTCAGGCGGTTCAACCACCGACCAACAGACATACACAACCGCCTCGGTGTCGCCGACCGCGAACGCACTCGTAACGATTTGGGCAGTCGGAACGACGTCGGATTCCTCTGCCGCGGGTCTCTACTCGGCGACGGGCGGGGGGATGACGACCTGGTCGAATATCGCTGCGTCGCCTTCGGATGCGAAGCGTCACCAGATCCTCGCGGCTCTCCAATCAAGTCCTGGGAACGGAACCATCGATCTCGACTTCGGTGAGACGATGAACGACGTTACATGGGCGGTCATCGAGTTCACCAATGTGAGTACGAGCGGCACGAACGGCAGTGGCGCCATACTCCAGCTCGAGGGCGGTAGACGTAAAGATGGCAACATCGCGACCGACACGCGCGTCTACCTGCAGTCCTTCAGCGACGCGACCAACAACATGACGGTCTTCGGGTTCGCCGACTCCATCTCGACGGCCGTCACCGCTTCAGGGCTCACGCAGCGAGTGGACCAGGCGACCAGCGGCGGGGCGCGAATCTGGATTGGGACCGCGACAGGTGAGGTACTGCAGCCGAATGGTTCGGTCGGTTCGGGGCACGACTACAATGCCTTCGGGTTGGAGCTGCGCGCGGCGGCTGCGCCCGACAAGAAGCCGATAACCATTAACCGTCTCAGCGGCGACGCGTCGTCGACAAACGCCACGAACTACTCCGGCGCTACGGTAACCGTGACCGCGAACCGGATCGCGCTGGCCTGGGTTCTGTCCACGAAATCCGGTGGCGGCGATCTGCCCACCCTCGTCCGCACTGGAACCGGAAACGACTTCGTGAACGTCACCAGCGTCGTTCAGGGCGACTATCGGCTAAGCCTGTGGCGCAACATGTTCGCCTCAGACAAGACCGGCTCGATAGCGATCCAGCATTCGGTCACGCAGTCGGGCTGTGCCTGGCTCTTTGGCGAATACGCGGGCGTCAAAACGACCGGCGCGAACGGCGCGGATGCGGTCGTGCAGTCGGCGAGCAACTCCACGGCGAGCGGTTCCAGCCTGACCGTCACGCTCGCCGCGTTCTCCTCGTCGAACAACGCTACGGTCGGGTTCTTTGCGAAAGATCAGAATCTCAACTCGGTTGAGTGGCCCTTGTTCACTCCCGACTCGGGGTTCGCCGTCGTATCAAAACGAGGGGATCTTGCCTTCCCTACGAACGTCGGATTCACTACGCCGAACGCCGGCCTCGTCGGCGAGTGGCGGGGCTCGAACGCGACGAGCGTAGGCGCAACATTCGCCAGTTCAGGGCTCCTCGTCGGGATCGCAGTCGAGCTAGCAGCAGCGAGCACTGGGCAGACGATCACCGTCAACCAGGTCACAGAGACGGACACCGCGAACGCCGTAACCAGCCGGAAGATGCTCGTGCTGGGCCAGAGCACGGAAGCTGACGCGGCGCAGGCGCTCACGAGGGCCGGCACCGTTCTCGCTCAAGTGATCGAGGCCGACGCCGCGCAGGCCATCACGCACACGAAGACACACACGGTTGCGCAGGCCCTCGAGACTGATACAGCACAGCCACTCGCCCGGGCCAAAACACGCGCGATCGCTCTGGTGGCAGAGACCGATACGGCGTTC